AAGTAATACTATTACAAATGTTTCTTTAACTACTGGAGTTACAGGAACACTTCCTGTTGCTAACGGAGGTACTGGAATAACATCACTTGGAACAGGTATTGCAACATTCCTTGAAACTCCATCTTCTTCAAACCTTGCAGCAGCATTAACCGATGAAGCAGGTTCTGGAACAGTAGCATTTACTAATAGCCCAACTTTTACTACACCAACTCTTGGTGCAGCAGCAGCGACAAGCATTGCTTTTGCAGATGCTCTTGTTGGTTCTGCTCTAGCAACTGCTGGAACATCAGCAACTACAATTGATACATTCTCAGCAACAACATACACTGCTGCTAAGTACATTATCCAAATGAAAAAGGGTAATGACATTGAAGTAATTGAAATGCTTGTTGCAGTTAACGGAACTAACGATGTTTACGTAACAGAGTACGCTGATATAATTAGCAACGCTGAACTAGGAACAACAAATGCAGTTTATTCTTCAGGAAATGTTCTTCTTCAGGTAACTGGAGCATCAGCAGATACATCTGTTAAAGTACACAAGATCTACATCGAAGCATAATTTAGGGACGGGAGTCAACTATGGCAACAGTAAATAAAGACTTTAAAGTAAAGCATGGGCTCAATGTAGCCGAAGGCGGTACTTTTGGTCAAGCAGTCGTAGTTGGCACCCCAACTGAAAATACACATGCCGCTACTAAAGCATATGTAGATGCTAGAGAAATTCTTGTTGCACAAGGGATTTCAGCGCCAAGTGCAGAAGATGCTGTAGACGGTGAATTGTTTATTGATACACAAAACAATAGGCTTTTGTTTTTTTACAATGGTCAGTGGAACACTACTGCATTACTTCAAGACACTCTTGAGACTGCACAGCACATCCACGATACAGCAATTGATGGAACTGGCTTAATTGTTTCAACGTTTAAAGATGCTGGCTTTTATAATGAGGCTGGCGCAGAAGAAGATGCTGGTTTTTATAATACTAACAGTTGGGCTGCCACATATGATGGCGGTATTGCAACAGAAGTATATAATTAAAAACTGATATAATATGTCTATACACCACTGGAGGAGTAAATAATGGCAACAAGAATGCAACAGCGTAGAGGTACCGCATCACAGTGGACATCTTCTAACAGCGGTAATGGTCCAATCCTAAATGCTGGAGAAATCGGCTGGGAATCGGACACAAACAAGTTTAAGATTGGTGATGGCGTATCTGCTTGGACAGCCCTTACCTACTTCGTAGATGCAACAGATGTTATTGCATCATCACTTGGAGGATACCTACAAGATTCAGATGTCGGAGCAATCTCTGGCGTAGCAGGACTTGATGCAAGCAAGAACCTAGTTGTTCCTGGAGCATCTATTATTATAGAGGGTGCAACAGATAACACAAATGAAACAACCTTAACTGTTACAGACCCAACGGCTGACCGTACAATTACTTTCCCTGACGCAACTGGTACAGTTATTACAACTGGAAACCTTTCAGACATTACTAATATTGGAGTATTTACTTCAACAATCGTAATGGAAGGCTCTAGCGCAGACGATCATGAACTTACAATTTCAGCAGGAAATCCTACTGCTGATCGCACTGTAACATTCCCAGATGAAACTGGAACTGTTCAACTTAGAGTTGCAGATGTTTCAGATACAGAAATTGGATACCTAAATGGTGTTACTTCTGCAATTCAAACTCAGTTAGACGATAAGTCAACAGCATCAAAAACAGAAACATTTACAAACAAGTCAATCTCACTTGGCTCAAATACAGTTACATCAACTCTTGCTCAGTTAAATAGCGCAGTTAGCGATGCTGATGTAGCCTCTCTTGCAGGTTCAGAAACTTTAACAAATAAAACTTTAACTTCTCCAGTAATCAATACACCTACTGGAATCACAAAAACAGATGTTGGTCTTGCAAATGTTGACAATACAACAGATGCAGGAAAGCCTGTCTCAACAGCAACTCAAACAGCGCTTGACCTAAAGGCTAACCTTGCAGCACCAGCACTAACTGGAGATGCAACAGCAGTTAACTTAACAATATCTGGAAACTTGACAGTAAATGGAACAACAACAAACCTTAACTCAACCAACCTAGTTGTTGAAGATAAGAACATTATTCTTGCAGATGTTGAAACACCTACAGATACAACTGCTGATGGTGGCGGTATCACACTTAAAGGCGCAACAGATAAGACATTTAACTGGGTAGACGCTACAGATGCTTGGACTTCATCAGAACACATTAATCTTGCTTCTGGAAAAGCCCTTTACCTAAACGGTACATTGTTAAAAGATGTTACAGAAACATTAACAAATAAAACTCTTACTAGCCCAACACTTACTGCACCAGCACTGGGCACACCAGCATCTGGTGTTATGACAAACGTAACAGGCCTTCCTCTTACTTCAGGTGTAACTGGAACTCTTCCTGTTGCAAACGGTGGTACAGGAATAACATCATTTGGCACAGGAGTGGCAACATTCCTTGGAACTCCATCTTCTGCAAACTTTGCTTCAATGATTTCAGATGAAATCGGAACTGGTAACGTACTTCTTTCAGATATGGCAACAAGCGCACAAACTGCATCATACACATTGGTACTTGCAGATAAGGCAAAGGTTGTTGAAATGAACGTTGCTTCAGCAAATAACTTAACTGTTCCTACAAATTCATCAGTTGCTTTCCCAACAGGAACACAGATTCATATTGTTCAAACTGGATCAGGACAGACAACAGTTGTAGCAGCAGGTGGAGTTACAATTAACTCAGCAACAACTCTAAAGTTGAGAGCACGTTGGTCTGCAGCAACTCTTATCAAGAGAGATACAGATACATGGGTTCTTGTAGGAGATCTTGCAACATCATAACAGAACTTTATAATTAATAAAGTACTCAACCTAAACTTAAGGTTGATAAGTTAAAAACTCCGCATAAAACGGAGTTTTTTTCTTTGTAAATTTATGATATACTTAAGACCACTTTGGAAAACTCAAAGTACTCATCTAAATTTGCTTAGAAAGGTAAATAAATGTCAGAAGTTTTTTCGTTTCGTCTATCAGAAGATTTTGTAAATAAATATAATAATGTTCCAGCACCATTTGGATTCTCAGATGCTGGATCTAACTCATTAGGAGAGATTACATTTATTCGTACATATTCTCGTGTTAAGGAAGACGGCACAAAAGAACGATGGCATGAAGTATGTCGCCGTGTAATTGAAGGTATGTATTCAGTACAGAAAAATCATGCCAAAGATAATCGCTTACCATGGAACGATAATAAGGCCCAGAAATCTGCCCAAGAAGCATTCCAAAGAATGTTTGAATTAAAGTGGACACCGCCAGGTCGTGGTCTTTGGGCATTTGGAACTCCAATGACTATGGAAAAGCGTAACTCAGCATCACTACAAAACTGTGCAATGGTTTCAACAAGAGATATTGATCGTAATGACCCTGGTGCATTATTTGCCTGGGTAATGGATGCATTAATGTTGGGTATTGGAGTTGGATTTGATACCCTTGGACAAGACAAGCAGATGTCTATCTATGCACCTACTGAGCCAGCATCTATTTATGAGATTCCAGATACCCGTGAAGGATGGGTTGAGTCAGTTCGTCTTTTGATTAATTCTTTCCTACGCCAAAATCAACCTATTCAAGAGTTTAATTATGACCTTATACGTCCTCTAGGTGCCCCTATTAAGGGCTTTGGAGGCGTTGCAAGCGGTCCAGCACCACTTATTGATCTCCATACACGCATTCGTAATGTAATTGGCTCTAGGGCTGGAGAACTGCTAGATAGCCGTGCTATTGTTGATATTGTTAATCTTATTGGTACCTGTGTGGTATCAGGAAATGTTCGTCGTTCTGCAACTCTTGCACTTGGAACACCAGAAGATGAAGGTTTTATTAACCTTAAAAATCCAGAAGTATTCCCAGACCGAAACTCATACGATCCAGAAAAACCAGGCTGGGCTTGGATGTCAAATAATTCTATTTCAGCAACCGTTGGAACAAAATATGAAGACTATGTAGATTTAATTGCAGATAATGGAGAGCCAGGGTTTATCTGGCTAGATGTTGCTAGAGATTACGGTAGACTAAAGGATGCCCCAGATTATAAAGATTCTAGAATTATGGGATTCAATCCTTGTGCCGAGCAGCCATTAGAATCATACGAACTTTGTACACTTGTAGAAGTGCACTTAAATCGTCATGAGTCTAAAGAAGACTTTCTTAAGACATTGAAGTTTGCATATCTTTATGGAAAAACTGTAACCCTAATGCCAACACACTGGCAACAGACAAACGGAATTATGCAACGTAATCGTCGTATTGGAACTTCTCTTACTGGAATTGCTTCCTTTGCTGACAACAGTGGACTTCCAGCACTGCGTGAGTGGATGGATCAAGGGTATGAAAAGATTCGCCATTATGATCATAAGTACTCTGAATGGTTATGTGTTCGTGAATCAGTTCGTGTAACTACTGTAAAACCATCAGGATCAGTATCTCTTCTTTCTGGTGCTACCCCTGGAGTTCACTGGGGTCCTGGAGGAGAATTTTATCTTCGTGCTATTCGTTTTGGTAATACAGATCCAATGCTACATTTATTTAAAGCAGCGGGGTATAAAATTGAAGATGACCTAGTATCAGCAAATACATCAGTAGTTTACTTCCCAGTTGCTTCAGGACACAAGCGTGCTGAAAAGCAAGTAAGCCTATTTGAAAAGATTGGCTTAGCAGCAACTGCTCAAAAGTACTGGTCAGACAATGGTGTTTCTGTAACGCTATCATTTGATAAAGAAACAGAGAAGCAGTTTGTGGCTCCAGCACTTAATATGTATGAAGGACAATTAAAGGCTGTATCTTTTCTACCAATGGGAAATAAAACATACCCTCAACAACCATATACAGAGATTTCAAGAGAACAATATAATGCTTATGTTGGAACAATTGGAAAAATTGATTGGTCTGCAATTTATGACGGTAAAGATAATTTAGACGCTGAGTCTGAAAAATACTGCTCAACTGATGCATGTGAGATTAAATTATATTAAGCCGTATCCTGCTATAATAAGGGGATAGGAGAATAATGTCTAGCCCATCAAATTTGTACGCAGAAAAAGTTTTCAGTGAACACCCAATGGCTCTTTGGGCACTAGATGATAAACTTGATTATGTCAGTCTTATTTCAGAGGCTCAAAGAAATATTCTCACGCTTTGGGATAAGACAGGATGTACTCTTTCTGCAGGCACTGGATTAACTGGTGAGCCATTTCCAGATAGTTATACTACAAAGGTTAGTTCTAGTATACCTATTGGTTCTACAAATGAGGCTATATTAAAAAGCCCAGAAATTATGAATTTTCAGGATCTAGATTTAGAACTTGGAACATTTTGCATCGGAACACATTTTTATTCTGGAAGCGTTTATCTAGAGTCAGTATCTATAGGATATGAATATACAGATACTACTACTTCACAAGTTGTACAAAACCTAAAAACATTTAATACATCAATATCAAACCAGTGGGCTTTTATATCTGAAACATTTGAGATTCCAAATGAAAGCACAAACTTTAAGATAGTTATCAAGGTTATTACAAATACTGGTGGAGATAACATAAATGATTATGAGTTTTATTTTAATGGAATCTCTTTGGGTCAATGGTCTGAAGAGTTTAACGTAGTTTCTCTAGGGGTATCTTCAGAAATCTTTCCAACAGAAATTGAATTAACAACAACTAGCAGAGTGATTCCAGCACCAGCCTATGGAATATCTTCTGACACGGCATACTACCTTGTAAATGATAACTCTTTAGTAGCAAAAAATACTGGAGTTCCTTTAGTGTTTGGCGCATCAAATGTTACAAAACTATCTCCAAACACAGGTGGAGATCCTTCTTTTATTTTTCCTGGAAAAGGTTTCTTGCATGAAAATGGAAGGCATAGTGATTACACTGTAGAGTTTTGGGCAAGAATTAACTCAGACTCTAATGACCCTAAAAGAATTTTTGGACCAATAGGAAGTGAAGATGGTCTTTATGTAGAGGGTGGGTTTTTAACTCTTTTAATTGGTGGAAAGTTTAGTTCTCATTTTGTCGGGGAATGGTTTAGACCAATGCTAATTCATATTAGGTTAATTACCGACAACGCTACAGTCTTGATTAATGGAGAGCAAGTAATATCCTTAGATTTTATTACATCAAGCATATCTTTACCATCAATAACTGAAGAGGATTGGATTGGTTTTTATGCTTATAATAATGTAAATCCAATAGAGATTGATTGTGTAGCAATATACTCATATCAGGTACCGAATGTTGTAGCAAAAAGAAGGTATGTTTATGGTCAAGGAGTGGGATCATCAGAAAGCATTGACTCTGCATACAGTGGAACCTCTGCATTTATAGATTACTCTTTTGCAGACTACACAGCAAACTATAACTACCCAGACTTTGCACAGTGGCAACAAGGAACCTTTGATAATCTTTTAACAACTGCAACAGCCCTAACAACTCCTCAGTATTCTTTGCCAACAATATTTACTGGAACAAAAACATTGCAAGAACTATACGATGACTCAGATACCCTATATCAAAATCTTGCTAGTGGAGACTTAGGGACAGATGCTCACTTTATATCATTAAACCCAGACTCAACCTGGAATAATGATGGGGCATACATTAACTTTGGAAACTTTAATATTTTAAACTCACAGGTTGCATCTTTGTATGGAGTATTTCAGGTAAATAATCAGGGTAGTGGAACAGACGAAACAGAAGAAGTATTATTTAAGATATATAATCAAAGCACAGGAAACTACTTTTCTATTAATGTAGATGGCTTAGAGGTTGTATACTCTTTATATTACTCAGGAATATCTCAAGAAATATATCGTACAGATGAGTTTGAAATTGAAGAACTTTTTGCTGCTGGTATTAATATTCAAACACTTGTAAATACTTTTGGTGGAAACCTTGCAACATTTTTTGGTAATCAAAACTCTCTAAGCCTTTATGTTGGTGGAGATAACTCTGGATCTAAAACCTTTAAGGGCTATATCTTTTCTATTGGATTTTCAACAGAACTAAACTCAAACTCAATATCAAATTATTTTGATGAAAGTGGAATTGCAATTATTGATACTTATACTGGCAGTGGAGTTGAGTCATCTGAAAATGCATTAGCCTTATTGTCACATACAGCAAGTTATACTCTTTTACCAACATATGCTTATGGAAGTTTGTTCTTAGACATAGGTGTTTCTGGATACTGGGAAGACTATATGCCATTATCTTATTTTGCAAAGTTTGTTCAAAATGATGTAGGAAATTCTTTTTATGACTTAGATTTTTTACAGTTTAATATTGGTTATCCCTCACCATCAAGCCTGCTTGAGGCAGAGACAACTGGATCTTGGACATATGAGGAGTTGGCTAGTTCATATTCTTTGCCTACACAAAGAACATATCAGCAACTAGATAACTCTTTGCTTACTGGCTGGAATAACTATCAAGATCTTAAAGAGAAGGCTTTAAAGTATTATGAGTATAATACTGAAGGCGCAGCAGTTAGAAGTTATGTTACTTTCCAGTATATTGCTGATGGAGCAAACTTATCACAAAATAATTTTACAACAACTATTTCTGCAAAAGAAAATGCCGTAGTTGATGTTTCAGAATACTCTTCTTGGTCAACTACAAAATTTGAAGTTGTTGACAATACAATAATTTATCCAAGAAAAGACGTTGACTTTAATAGTTTGGCAATTGTCTACCATCTTGACTTTAATATTCGTGGAATACTAACAAAGCCAGTGCTACTAAGAAAACTTGAACTTGCATCACAAGCATTAAATGATAATTCCTTTAATCCAATAGGGACAAGGTTTGGAACAGATATATTCCCATACAAGCGCTCTGGACTATATTATGATTATAAGTCAAAGAATCCATTTAGTATTTATAAGGGAAGCACACCATACTTGTATATGAATAGAACATCTGGAATACAGGTTCGTGGAGATTTTGACTCAAACTTTGATCGTGGAATTTCAATGCCAATTAATCAGTCTATTGCAGAAAATTATAGAGTAAGCGCAATGCAGTCTTGGATTAGATATGATCAAGAATCATTTACAGCAACACCAATTCCATTATTTGAAATAATGCATAAGGCAGATACTATTGTTTTCTTTGTTGTAGCCAATGATGAAACTGGTCAGCGGGGTAGAGTTTATGCTAAAAATAAATCAGATAACTCAGATTTTCAGGGAATATCATATTACATTAATGGAACGCTTGTAAGAGAACCAGTATTGACAATTAAAGAATGGTCAGCCCTTGGCATTAACTTTGGAGAAGCGGTAAACTTTGATTTATTTATAGGATCAATTAACCTAAATAGTCCAGCATTGTTTAATAATGTTGCATATTATCAGGCAAACAATCTTCAGCAAATACAGTCTAAGATTAACAGACCTTGGCTTAAGGTTAAGCAGGAGGGTCTTACGAATAGAAACTGGTCTTTCTGGCTAAATAATTATACCTGGGAAGGTGTTTTAGTTATTTCTGCCTCAGCCCTGTATGGAGTTAACGCTCAAGATGTATATAAAACCTATATTGGAACTAATAAGATTATTATTGATGATGATTCAGGTATGATTTTTGATGCAGATAAGATGAAAATATATAATGACACCACATGGTCAGTATCCGTAGGTTCACCAGTGTAATCTGGTATACTTGTGGTTATGGATTCTTTATTTAGCCCAAAAACTGGCAAACCAATTGTTGAAAATGTACGACGTAAGGTCATTGATAAGCATTATGACTGGGGTCTATACGTATATAAGAAGTCAGACGGAAAGTGGTTTACTGACGGAACTGGTTCTGTATTAAACATCCCCGCTCAAAAAGGTGACATCTCAAAGATTGCAGAACTTAAAAGGGTTGCAATGTTTAATGGTGATGATGGAGAAGGTAAAGCAATCTTTGTTCCTGGACTAACTAGGATATCTGAAGAAGAATACTCAGAACAAAAAGATAGAATGAGACAGGGTTTAATTCCAAATGTTAATGACTTAGGCGCTATTGCCGATGCACAGAAAACATTAAACACACACGGAAGGGATGCCTACGAAAGTGACTGATGACGATGATAACTTCCAGTATGTTAGAGCAAGTTTAAATACTCAAGAACAAGAAGAAAGTAAGTTTAACTTAAGTGACCCATTTAATAAAAACTGGGAAGAGTTACAAAAATACTCTGGTCTAGATCAAAACTTTCGTCGTCGTGTAGCAAGACAAGTAAGCAAAGCAATCACACCAACTGAAGCATACCTAGACTCTGCAAATGCAACTCCATCTGGAGTAGATGCTGGATCAAAGGCTCTTAATCCTGGAACGGTATACAGAAATGGATACGGTCTATTTGACGTAATCACACCACCATATAACATGTATGAACTTGCAAACTTTTACGATACCTCTTTTGCTAACCATGCTGCAATTGATGCAAAGGTAGAGAACATCGTTGGTCTTGGATATCGTTTTGACATTGCAGATAGAACTGCCCTTAGACTAGAAATGTCAGAAGATGAATCAGCAACTGACAGAGCAAGAAATAGAATTGAGAGAGCCAAGATTGAATTACGTGATTGGCTAGAAAATCTTAATGACGATGATAGTTTTACAAAGATCATGGAAAAAGTTTATACAGATGTTGAGGCAACTGGTAATGGTTTTATTGAAGTTGGTAGAACTATCAAGGGTGAGATTGGATACATTGGTCACATCCCAGCAACTACTGTTCGTGTCCGTAGACTTAATGATGGCTATCTTCAGATTATTGGACAAGCAGTTGTTTACTTTAGAAATTTTGGGGCAAACAATCCAAACCCAGTAACAGCAGATACTCGTGCAAATGAGATTATTCATATCAAGTCTTATTCTCCACTAAATACATACTATGGTATTCCAGACATTGTTTCTGCAATGCCATCTCTAATTGGAGACCAACTTGCTTCAAGATATAACATTGACTACTTTGAAAACAAAGCGGTACCACGATACATTATTACTCTAAAGGGTGCAAAGTTATCTGGAGACGCAGAAGATAAGATGTTTAGATTCCTTCAGACTGGATTAAAGTCTCAGTCTCACAGAACTCTATACATTCCACTTCCTGGAGACACAGATCAAAACAAGGTTGAGTTTAAGATGGAGCCAATTGAAAACGGTATCCAAGATGGATCATTCAAGGAGTATCGTAAGCAAAATCGTGATGATATCTTAATTGCTCACCAAGTACCCATTTCAAAACTAGGTGGATCAGAGTCTGGACTTGCAGCAGCGCTATCTCAGGATAGAACATTCAAGGAGCAAGTGGCTCGTCCAGCACAACATCATCTTGAGAAGGTTGTCAATAAGATTATTAAGGAAAAGACAGATGTTCTTGAACTTAAGTTTAACGAACTAACACTTACTGATGAAATTGCTCAGTCTCAAATTCTTGAAAGATACGTTAAGACTCAGGTCATGACTCCAAATGAGGCTCGCACCGCACTTGATTTGCCACAAAGAAAAGATGGAGATGTTCCCTTTGTAATGACTCCAAGACAAGCAACAGATGCTAGAGCAAACCTTGCTGGCAACCGTCAAAGAGATGCAGAAAGAACAAACAGTCAATCAGATGGTGAAGCAACTCTTGATGGACGCAATCCACAAGGAGAGGGAAGAGCGTCTCAATAATTGAGAAATCTCTTAAAACATTTGGTATAATGGATAACGATATGTTAATCAATAAAGCACACTGGACAACAGACAAGAATAGCGTCCGTCTGTCAATGCCTATTGGCAAAGTAGACGTAGAGCGCCGAATGGTCTCTGGTTTTGCAACTCTTGACAATATTGACAAGCAAGATGATATTGTTACAACTGAGGCAAGTCTTCAGGCATTTAAAAATTTTCGTGGCAATCTAAGAGAAATGCACCAACCATCAGCGGTAGGAAAGATAGTCTCATTTAAAGAAGATAAATATTTTGACCCTAATTCAAAGAAGTTCTATAGCGGAGTTTATGTATCTGCATACGTTTCAAAGGGTGCACAAGATGCCTGGGAGAAAGTCCTAGATGGTACATATAGTGGTTTTTCTATTGGTGGAAACATTAAGTCTTGGGATGATGCATATAATGCAGACATGGACAAAGCAATTCGCATTATTAAGGACTATGATCTTTACGAACTATCTCTTGTAGATAGCCCAGCAAACCAGTTTGCAAGCATTATTTCTGTTGAAAAGGTTAACGGACACAATGTTATTTCTGGAGCATCAGTAGATGCAGTAATTGAAAATGTTTTTTATGATTCTGAAAACGGTATCGTATTAGTATCTGATTCAGAAACAGCAGAAAGCCCAGTCAGTGGCAAGAACATGGAAAACATTGGTTTTGTAGAAAAAAGTGATGAAGAAAAAGCAAACATGATAAAGTTCTTAGTTGATAGTGCTAAAGGCATTAGTACAATTAAGATTACCAAGGAGGTAAATAAAATGACAGAAACAACAGAAGCAGTAGTAGATGCTGTAGTTGAAAATGTTGAAATTACTCCAGAGGCACAGCCAGCAGAAGTAGAAACTCCTGCAGTCGTTGAAGCAGCAGCAACAGATACTGTTGTTGAAAAGTCAGACGATGGTGGTGCAGTTCCTTCTGCTCCAGTAGTAGAAGAAGAGAGCGTTGCTCCAGAAGTTGAAGCCGAACTTCCTGTAGCAAAGTCAGATGAGTCAGTTGCAGATGCAATTGCTGAAATCAAGAACTCTCTTACTAATGCCTTTGGCGATCTCGCTACAACCATTAAGTCTCTTAATGAGCAGGTTGCAGCACTTAACAAGTCCGTTGACGATGTGTCTACAGAAGTAACACAGGTCAAGGGTCAGTTCAATGAGTTTGGAAAGAGAGTAGATGCCGTTGAGCAAGATACCGCTTTCCGCAAGTCTGGCGATCTAGGCGAGATCGTGCAGTTTGAGCCTGTAAAGGTTCAGAAATCCCTATGGGGCGGACGTTTCCTCAAAAATTCCGACCTATTTAATTAACAATATATTCACTAGGAGGTGAAATAATGTCAGAACAAGATAAAGATATAGCCAAGAACTATCCAGGTTCAGGTGGCTCAGGAGCAGAAATTAACTCCCAGGGATCACTCGTATCAGGTGGTGTTGGTGGTGCTACAGGTCTAGATTCAGCAGCAGCGTCTGTTGGATCACAACTAGGTAACACAGCAACAGCAAACTTTGGTGTAACATCTGGAGCCAACGCTGTAAACCCAACTGGAGTTGCAGGTGGTATTCTTGCACCAGAACAGGCTCGTCGCTTCATCGACTACGTGTGGGATGCAACAGTACTCGCCAAGGATGGTCGTAGAGTTACAATGCGTGCTAATACAATGGAAATCGAAAAGGTTAACGTTGGAGAGCGTGTTATTCGTGCAGCAGCGCAGGGTAGTCCAAACTACACAAACGCTGGTGCAACATTTACAAAGGTAGAACTTACTACAAAGAAGATTCGTCTTGATTGGGAAGTTTCTACAGAATCACTAGAAGACAATATTGAAGGTGGAGCACTTGAAGATCATCTAGTTCGCTTGATGACAAATGCATTCGCAAATGATATTGAAGACCTTGCTATCAATGGTGATGGCGCAACAGGTGATTTCCTTTCAATCATGAACGGTTTCGTAAAGCAGACTACAGATTCTGTATATTCAGGAGGAGCATATGTAAATGATGCTCATGAGTCAGTTGTTACTGTTTCTAATGATGCTTGGACACCAACTGTCATGCAGAACATCATTCTTGCAATGCCACGTAAGTATCGTGCAGTTAAGTCGAACCTAAAGTTCTACGCTGGTACAGATGCTTTCCAGGGTATCGTTTCAAATAACGGTACACTAGGCGATGCAATCGCAGAAGCATTTGCTGGTCGCCCAGCAGGTACACCTGCAAACCGTCAAGCATACCTTGATGGAAACGCACAGACAATTGGTAATGCACGTACAACTCGTGTATTAGGAATTGATGTAATGGAAGTTCCTTACTACCCAGATGGTTTCGTCGACTTGACATTCCCATCAAACCGTGTATGGGGATTCCAGCGTGATATTACTGTAAACCGTGAATACAAGCCAAAGAAGGATACAATTGAATACACAGTATTCGTCCGCTTTGGTATTCAATGGGAAGAACTAGATGCAGTTGCTTATGCAGATGCAAACTCTACTTCTGAGTAATACTCATAAATAATTGAATAGGGAGGGCGGTGTAACAACTGCCCTCCTTCTTCACATTCTGGTATAATAACATAGGAGGATATACTTATGACAATTGAAGAATTAGTTACAAAAACAGTTTTTGAGTTAAAGTCCTATGCCAAAAAGAATAATATCAATCTAGATGGGGCAACAACAAAAATGCAGATATTGGAAACAATAGGCAGTTTTATTCCAGACCCTAACAAAGAAGTTGTTACACCAAGCAAAACAAATGAAAAGGTTGCAATACATTCAACTAAAAGTATACATTGGGTAAAAGTTGGCCAACTAACCCCAGGTTATAATATTGTAACCAAAGAAGCATCAGAAAAATGGCTAACACGTAAGCAGGTTCGTATTGCGACACCTGAAGAATTAGCGAGTTATTACGGTAAATAATGGAAATATTACGTAAGCCACCATACCCATTGTCTGTATCTTATACAGTACCAGAACCATCTACAGAGTACATCCTTGTAATTGAGGATCTACTAGAGCAAGTAGAATCAGAGATCATACTTCAGTCAAATCAAAACTCAGTAATAACATACGACCTAACTGGAGAATATACCCAGTACGATAAGTCATACCCCGTCACAGTTTATGAAAGCATTACAGTTTCTGGAGTTCAAGATGTCCGTGGAGATATTGTAGTAGAAGATAATCTAGATATAACAAGACCATATGTGGATCCAGCAACTCTAGGAACAACTCCCACAGAAATAGCAGAATATACAGAACATGAAAAACTTGCAAGAGCAATCATTGACTCAGTTACGGGTGGATTTTATTATAAGAGGTCTTATTTAGAAGTTGTTGGACAGGGAACTGACTATGTACCGCTTTGGGACAAGACACATAAAATTTTAACGGTACACGAAAATGCAGAACTAGTATATGACTCATCTGAAGATCCAAAAGCAATTGGAGTATATAACTATCTAATAACTAAAGATAAGAGTGCTATAACAAAAGATCCTATTGAATTAACAGATGGATTAAATCGTGCAGAAAGAAAGCCAGCAAGAATTCCTTTAGCATATTCTGACTCAATTTCTATGTTTGATACAGAAGACAGTGGAAATGTACAGACAGTAAGTGCTGGCGTTGGATTTGCAGAAGGAACTGACTATATTTTCTTGTTAGAAGTTGGACATAAGGTTGTTCCATATGACATTCAAGATGCAGCAAAAATGCTTATTAACGATATTAAGTGTGGAAAACTAGATTATTACAAGAGATATGTAAAGTCATATAGCACTGAACAATTTAAGATTGAGTATGACAAGAGACTTCTTGACGGAACTGGAAACATTTTAGTAGACAAGATTTTAGATAAATACGTTAATAATATTTCCAAGCCCTGGGTGTTGTAATGGATCTATGTGAAGAGACAGACTTCATGTATCCAATGAAGGCAGATGTTTACTATCCAATAGTTGAGCAGGGTGCCTATGGAAATGTTAAAAAGACTTGGATCTTCAATAAGACAGTGGTTTGTAATTTTTCAAAAGATGGCACGGTAGATGAAGAAGTAAAGCCTAACGTAAACATAACATTAAAGAAAGTCTTAGTAGGAAGAACAAAGAGAGATATTCGTTTTTCAGAAGAAGAGAATTCAGACTCAATAACAAACGTTATTATTACAAACATTAGAAATAGAAATGATATTCCACTGTACATGGAGACATCTGGAACAAGGGCTGGAAAGTCAACAATATATGAAATTGAGTCTCAGTCACCAATCATAGGTCCATTTGGAGATCCAGAATATTTTGCATTAGTCGTACGCCGTTCAGAGAATCAGGCATCAGATATCTAATGAGACTAGCAATCAATAGCAGACAGTTTAGAAAAGATATGGATAACATAGTTGAATACTCTTTTGGCTACCTAGATGGAATTAAAATTGGAAAAGTTGAGTTCTTTCATAATCTTGGTTTAAATATTTCAGAAATGTTGCAAAAATATATTGACTCAAATGCAAGGGTAAATCCACAAGCACTAAACCATATATATGAATGGTATCAGGTGGGAAGTCCAAACGCAAGACTATACGATATAAAATATACAGTAAGCAATATAGGACTATCTTTTATAACAAATTTTAAACAATCATCATCACTCAAAGATGGATCAAACGTACCTTTCTATGAAAAGGCAAGAATAATGGAAGAGGGAATACCAGTAACGATTACACCAAGAAATTCTGACGTGCTTGTATTTGAAGCAGGAGGAGAAACAGTATTTACTAAAAATAGTGTGAATGTAGATAATCCTGGCGGAGACGCAACAACAGGTTCATTTGAAAAAGTAATTGACTCTTTCTTTACAAAGTACTTTACACAAGCATTTTTAAGATCAAGCGGTATATCACAATACTTAGAAAACCCTATATTATATAAAAAGAACCTTACATCAGGAAAGAAATCTGGAAGATCAAAAGGAAGAGATGTAGGATATAGATGGATAGCAAATGCGGGGTTACTAAATGGCTAATACAGATTTATTAAATACTCCATTATTATGGATCAATAAGTACTTACAATCAAAACTAAGTGAGAGCCTAGGATATGTAACCCCGTTTTTTCCACCTTCACCATTTAATCTTGACGACCTTACAGAAAAATGGATGGTCTTAAATGATGTAAATACTCCAGTAAGCAATGGAGTTGCCTGTACCTGGGATAGACTTGTTAAAATGAACAAGGGAAAGTTCCCACATATTAAGTCTGAACAAATATTGTATTATTTTTATGGTCTTGGAGAAGACTCAATCCCCACTATGATCCAGACACAGGAAGCCGTCTTGAGACTTCTTGACCGTGGAGACGAGTCCGCAGAAGAATTAAATGCCTGGTGTGCCAACCGAAAGGTTCAGTTGGATGACGGAACTACTGTAGACAACATGTTTCTATTTCATAATTTCAAGGTATACCAATTAGAAGAAACTAGAGATATTATTGACTTTGGAACAGCCCGTACATATGGTGGCAACAAGATTATCATTGACTTTGAGTACCACCAGCATCAGGACCTTACAAACCATGACTGGGTACCAGAGGCAAAACTATCTGATGCAAATAAAATAATCATATAAAAGAGTGTTATAATTATGGCTGAGGAAACAAAAAACGCCAAAACAACTTAATATCTATTTTAAGGAAGAGGTGAATAAATGGCATATAGTCGTGGAACATCGACCAACATTATCGTTGGTGCAGCAGCGCTTTTCGTTGCAGATACAACCCTAACGCCAGGTACACTAAGCGGTTTCATAAACGGAGAATCATACAAGGAAACTTTGTCTGTGATTGATAGTTATGACAACGTAGGGTACACTATGAACGGTCTTGAAATGCAGTTCCAACCAGACTTCGGTGAAGTCCAGGTAGACCAGATTCTTGACGTTGCTAAACTTTATAAGCAGGGTATGCAGGTTAATCTTGCAACTGCTTTTGCTGAGGCCACTCTAGAGAACTTGCTTCTCGCATTGGCAGCAAATAATGACGATCTATCTGGAAACAAGTTGACATCAAACGGAAGAACATTAAATCTTTCTGCAGGTGACATCGGTGAATGTCCAGTAGAGCGTGCAATTGTTGCAATTGGACCAGGAACAGGTGACTGTGCAGATTCTCCATACATTGAGAGAGTTTACGTAGCATACCGTGCTTTGTCTATTGAAAATGTAACAGTATCAGCAAAGCGTGATGAGGCTTCAATGTTTGAAGTTTCATTCCGTCTACTACCAGAAGACGCTTCTGGATCATACGGTAAGATCGTTGACCGTACTTGGGCATCAAACTCAATTTAATATAAACTGACAACTGGCCCACTCCCTTAACTGGGGGTGGGCTTTTTGTTTGTGGTAAAATTGATAAGATGGCAACAAGAATATACAAGTCCGACATTATTACATTAATGGATGGTGAAACGATAGAAATTTATCCTCTTAAGATTAAATATCTTAGAGAGTTTATGGAAGCATTTCATTTAATAAAAGAATCAAAAAATGATCTTGAATCAATATCTTATTTGTCAGAATGTGCAAGAATTGCTATGCAACAGTATAAGCCAGAAATTGCAAAAACACTTGAAGAACTTGAAGATCATGTAGACTTGCCTACAATATATAAAATAATCAATATTGGTGGCGGTATTAGTGTTAATGGAGAAGTAGATGAGCCAGTAAAAGAACAAGCACTAAAAGAAGATAGTCTGGGTAGCGGTTGGGATGAATTAGATTTAGCAAAGTTAGAGTCTGAGATATTTTTACTTGGGATATGGAAAGACTATCAAGAACTAGAGGCAAACCTTTCAATGCCTGAACTAGTGGCAACTATTGGATCAATTAGAGAATTAGATTATCAAGAAAAGAAGTTTCTTGCAGCAATTCAGGGTGTAGATTTAGACGGGGAAACAAATAAAGATAAAGGTCAAAAAGAATGGGAAGACATGAAGGCTAGAGTATTTAGCAAGGGTCAAACCAGTGATAGCAACGATGTCCTGTCTTTACAAGGTGTAAATGCACAAAAAGCAGGGTTTGGCATAGGCATGGGCCTTGACTACGAAAACCTAATGTAATAGGCTGTTTATGCTATAATTGAGGTAACTTACTGAGAGGAAGTTATGACTACAACAGTACATGAAGAAAAAATAATTACCCTGATTGATGGAACAAAGATCAAGGTAAGACCTCTCAAGATCTCACTTTTGCGTAAATTTATGAAGAAGTTTGAGGGCTTGGGGGCAGTCCAAAATGATAACGATAAGTCTATGACACTTTTAATTGAGTGTGTAGCAATCGCTATGGAGCAGTATAAGCCAGAGTTGGGGGAAAGCATTGAAAAACTTGAAGATGTAATTGATCTTCCTACAGTTTATTCAATCATTGAGGCAGCATCTGGAATTAATCTTTCAGATACCGCTTT